ACAGGTTTGCAGGTAAAACTCCTGACCAGATTTTGGATCTCATGTCGAGGGTGGTCAAATGATTACGGCTGCCGATGTTTTAAAGCTGATGCTCAGGGTGGCGAAACAGTTTGTCGCACTGGCAGAACAGCTGCTCACAGAAAAGAAATAACCGCACATCTCCCCCGCAAGCGCGGGATGCTGCACCAGTTTACCATCACGCCGATTGGCCTCATGGAGATTTTTAAAATCATGAGGTCTCAAAATGGCTCTTACAAGTATTCCCTACGGTTCTCCCCAGGCTGTGCAGATTCAGTCTGCCGGTCTCTTTGCTGCCAATATGCAGCGCCCAACAACCCTTAACCGTCTGACTGGCTCTTTACCCCAGCAGAAAGACGCGGAAGCAAACCTTCGTTTTCAGTCCACCAACGAGCTGCCTATCGTTCGCTGCATGGATCTGACCAAGAACGCAGGCGACGAGGTAACTTTCGACCTGATCAATCCCCTTGGCGGCAAGCCGATCATGGGAGAGAAGTACGCTGAAGGTATGGGCAAGAAGATGTCTTTTGCTCAGGATTCTTTGCGTATTAATCAGTCTCGTTATCCAATCTCTGCTGGTGGCGTTATGACCCAGCAGCGGACTCCTCATCAGTTGCGCTCTCTGGCCCGTTCTCTCGGCCATAACTACATGACCCGCCTTGAAGATCAGTTGTCTCTGGTACATCTTGCAGGCGCTCGTGGGTTTGCGACTGATATCGAGTGGGCTGTACCTCTGGCTTCTGACCCTGATTTTGCTGAGATTTGCGTCAACACAGTGAAGGCTCCTACCCGTAACCGGCATTTTATCTCTACCGGGACCGGCATTGAGCCTGTTGTTGCTGCTGCCAATGCAATCACCATTGCTACCACCGATGTCATGAACATTGACCTGGTTGACGCGCTTCGTACCAAGCTCGACGGCATGCCGCTTCCTCCTCCTCCTGTCAAGTTCAAGGATGATCAGATGTCAAGCGACGCGCCTATGCGTGTTTTGCTGGTTTCCAGCGAGCAATACACCTCTCTTGTTCAGTCCACCAACTTCCGTACCTGGCAGGCAAACGCCATGGCTCGGGCGCAGATGGCTAAGAACAACCCATTGTTTATGGGTGAGGCTGGATTGTGGAACGGGATCTTGATTGTCAAGATGCCAAAACCGATTCGCTTCTTCGCTGGCGATCCTATCAAGTGGTGTGCATCTACCACCAGCGCCACCGAAACCGCGACTGACCTTGTGCCTGCTGGATTTGGTACTGGCTTTGCTGTGGATCGTGCCATCCTTCTTGGCGGTCAGGCATTGGCTGAGGCTTACGGCAAGGCCCGTCAGACCGGCAACCCTTACTTCTGGTCTGAGAAAGAGCTTGATCACGGCGACAAGCTGGAAGTTCTGGTCGGCATGGTTGGCGGCAAGAGCAAGACCCGCTTCCTGATCGACCACGGAACGGAAGAGCAATACACCGACTTTGGCGTCATGGCAATCGACACCGCTGTTAAAATCGCCTAACAAACCGGGGGCCTAAACAGCCCCCTCATCTTAAAGGAGTAATTTATTATGGCTACTGTAACACGCAAGAACATCAAGAGCGCCCCGACTATCGGCGGGACTCCTGCCGGCAACGTCGCGGCTTTGAACTTCTCTCTGGAGACTGACGCCGCTGGTGTATGGGTTGGATCTGACCAGGCAACCGCTATCGCCATCGCTGACAAGCTGCGCCTCGGGATTATCCCCGCTGGTATGTTAGTCACCGACTATACCGCCCGCATCTCCGACACCTTCACCGCTGCTACCACGATGAAGATTGGTTTCGAGTATGTGGATGGTGTGGATATGGCGGGAGCCTTTGCGCAGGATGACGACTATTTCTGCGCGGCAACCACCATGGCCACCGCTGCCATCCTGAAACCCACCAATACGGCTGTGCGCCCGATATGCTTTCCCAAGGATGTATTCTTGACCTTGGTCAATGCCGGTGCTGCCCATGCCTCTGTGGGGATTCTGGATATCACCATTACCGGCGTTCTTGTCGGGCTGGCATAACAACCCTTAAATCTCCCCCGGTGTAACAGCCGGGGGAGACCGTGAAGGATAAACTATGATTGCAATCAAGTATATCGGCGTCCGGCCAACGTATCGGGATGGCGCGTATGCAAGTGGAATTGAGTTCAAGAGTGGGGAGACAAAATTTGTCCCTAAAGATATTGCGGCCAAGATGCTCAAGCACCATGACGTTTATGAGGCTGGCATTGCTGGAGTCAATATCGCCACGGCCAAGGTGAATAAGGCTGAGACTAAAGAAGATACTGACGAATCATTGCAGGCCATGCGTGATGCTGTGCAGGCCATGGGCAACAAGGACACCATCGCTGATTTCGCCATGGTGAACTACCGGATGAAGATCGCCAAGAACCTGAGCGTGGATAACATGCGCCGCGAGGCAATCAGGATGGTTGACCAGTTTGGGGTGATGTAATGACGGCCACTGAGCTGCTTTCTTCGCTGATGCCAAGGCTTGCTCATCTCCCTGATACGTCTGGGCTGAACTTCCTGGAATCGCTGAACAGGGCTGTTGATATGGTGTTTGGCCGGATGTGGCGGCAGCGCTCAGATATGGGCAAGAAGGTCTTCGGCTCTCTTGTTATCGACTCATCGGTTCCTGTCGCGCTCCCCCCTGATTTCAGGGCGCTTGTCTGTACCTTTTTGTTTGTCGAAGGCGCTGATGCTGCCGGATATACGGTCAACCCGCTTCCTCCCGGTGACATAATCGACTACGAGGTAAACCGGCCAGAATACTACTACATAACCGGCGACAACGAGATTGGTCTCTCCCCTTCTCCTGATCAAGCCTACACCATCAAGGGCTGGTACTATGCCGCCCCTGTTTCAATCGCCATGGCCGACTCTCTCCCCTGGAATGGAATTTTTGACACCATCATAGGCGATATCGTTTTAATGCTTGCAGCAGGACAAGTAAGTGAGCCAGCAGTAAACGGGATGGTTGACAAGATCCTGTTCCAGCGACAAACAGCCCCTAAACGCAACAAGCTCTGGTAGTCACAAGCAACCAGCACACCAATAAAAGGACACTCAAATGGGTACAATACTGGCTTCAAGTATTATCGGCAAGGCAAGGGTGATCCTCCAGGATGCCACGGCTGTGCGCTGGATTGACGATGAGATGTTGGGTTGGGTGAATGAAGGACAACGTGAGATCGTTCTGCTAAAACCCGACGCCTCAGTGACCACAAGCGCGGTTCAGCTCGTCGCTGGAACCAAGCAATCGATCCCGGCGACAGGGATTATCCTTCTGGATGTCGTGCGAAATATGGGTTCAGGCTCAACCCCTGGCAGAGCAATCAAGCAGATAAACAGGACGATTCTCGATGAGCAGATACCAACCTGGCATGTTGACGCGCCATCGAATACCGCGCTTTATTTTACCTACAACGATTCCTCACCAAAAACATTTTATATCTACCCGCCCCAAACATTCTCTCCGACATCGGTAGAGGTTGTCTATTCATCAGCTCTAACAGATTGCGCATTGGTATCGTCAGCGATTGCGCTGGATGATATCTATGCAGGTTCATTGATTGATTACGTTCTCTACAGGGCATACTCAAAGGATGCTGAATATGCCGGTGATACCGGACTTGCAGCAGTCGCATACAAGAAATTCTTTGAGACCATCAGTGGAAAGGAAGGGGCAGAGACTAAGCACGAACCTCCGTCAACGAAACGACAGGGGGCTTAATTGCTGATCAACATAAACTCCTTCGGCGGCTGTCTGCCAAAGATGAACCCGCGTCTTCTTCCTGTAAACGCTGCGCAGGTAGCGTCGAATTGCAAGACGGAGACAGGCACGCTCAGACCATACAAGAATACAACGGTATTCATGGACCCGCCAAAAACGGGATTGATCAAGACGATCTACTATTATCTTGACCAATACGTTTTGCATTGGCTGACTGATGTCGATGTCGCCCATGGTCCGGTCGTCAATGATGTGTACAACCGTATCTATTGGACAGGCGACGGCGTTCCAAAGGTTGCGAACTCCCAGATGTTTGCTGCTGGCGGCGGCACTAATTACCCAAACGCCTCATTTCCCATTGGAGTTCCTGCACCCACTACCGCCCCCACGATCACAGTTACAGGGGATTCAACGGACGAGGATCTGGACGAGTCTCGGGCGTATGTCTTCACCTATGTCACGGCATTTGGCGAAGAAGGCCCGCCATCTCCGTCATCGACTGTTGTTACAGTTGGCCCAGGGCAAACGGTCGAAGGGACATTCATAGTAGCCCCTTCCGGGTTAAACATCGTGACTAAGCGGTTTTACCGGACGATTACCGGGACGGACTCCACCGAGTTCAGGATGGTAGCCGATGTCGGGGCCGCTGTAACGTCTGCGTATGATTCTGTCGCCAGCGAAAACCTTAATGAAGCCCTGCCATCTCTCTATTGGGACGGTCCAGATCCAAACCTTACAGGAATTATCCTACATCCCGCCGGGTTTATGGCTGGCTTCCATGAAAAGGATGTCTTCCTCTCAGAGATATATCAGCCCCACGCATGGCCTGACTCCTATAAGGTCCCCGTGGAATATGACATTATCGGACTGGGGATCTTCGGAAGCTCCATTCTGGTGCTGACCACTGGAACACCGTATGCAATCTCCGGCAATGACCCCTCATCCATGACCGTTGAACGCCTGGAAATCAACCAGTCGTGCATGAGCAAGCAGGGAATTGTCGATGTTGGCGACGCCATAGCTTACCCCTCTCCTGACGGGTTGATCGTCATTGGTCAAGGGCAAGCGAAGAATGTCACAGAGTCGATCTACACAAGGGAGCAATGGAACGCGCTTTCTCCTTCGACCATGATATCCGCCTACCATGACGGAAAATATTACGGGTTTCTCTCCAACGGGACGGCGATTGTCTTATCTCCTTCCGGCTCTGATGTAACGACGCTGAACATCTCCGTTTCTGCTGTCCATGTATCTGTCAAGTATGACAGGATGTCTCTCATGGTTGGCGACAACATTGTTCGCTTTGATGATTCGGCAACAACAAATCTTGGCGACATTGTGTGGAGGTCAAAGGTGTTCGTGCCTCCTGTCCCGACAAAGGCGCTAGGTATCGCCCAGGTTAGGGCCTCAGCCTACCCGCTGACATTCAAGCTGTATGCTGACGGGGTGCTAAAGCATACACAGACTGTTGCAAACGATGAACCGTTCCGGCTGCCTGGTGGGTATCACTTTGAGGAAGCCTTCGTAGAGATAACATCTCAATATGAAATTTATTCGGTGTGCGCTGCCTCAAGTGTAACCGAGATGAAGAAGGCGGTGCATCCATGAGTACGCCCCCGGTAGTCCCGGTTATCTCCACCAGGGCCACGCCCACTGAGATCCGTACCGCCTTTGAGCGATTGCGGAGTTATTATGTCGGGGTGCAGCGAGAAGGCGGTTCGGTCACTGTCCAGGATCTTATCAATGCTCGGATTGCCAGATTCAACAAGCTCGGAATCCTGGTGTCTGATGACTTCTTTGAGGTTCCAGAAGGGGCAGGATTGACAGATGAGCAGTTGAAGCTGATCGAAGATATGGACAAGATCGTGAGGGGTATCGCAGAGGACGGGGTATTTTCCATTGTAGAGAAGGCTCAATGGAGAGCCACATGGGACAACCTCGTGAGAGAAGCTGTAGGGATTCAAGACCAATGCATAGTCCTTGGACTTGCGGTAGAGATCCACAGGCAAGAAGCCCATGTTGACAACAGCACCGTTTACAATAACTGGATAACAAAGGGGCTTGAGCTTGTCGCCTATATGCTCTCGCCAACGGGCGCTAATTGGGACAACATGACGGTCAACACCGATATTAACGCCGAACGATTTACGGAGGTATGGGATGACTACTTTCTGACAAAGCAGATCCTCCTAAATACCATCACTTCCACCATAGCCTCGGAAGCAGCCCTTACCGTTGAGCAGATAGCGGCGCTTCTTGCGATCGATGAGTTGATAGAGGGAATAACTGAAGACGGCCTGTTTTCATCTATCGAGAAGCTGCAATGGAAGGCGACATGGGACAACCTTGTAACCGAGGCAACCGGAATAACGGAACAGTGCGTAACAATTGGTCTCACCACAGAAGGGACAAAGGGCAATGCCACAAGCACTTCCAACGTTGTTGAGTATAATTCCTGGTTGTCAACCGGAGCGACGTTATACAACTACATGCTGGCCCCTGCTCCTGCGGGGGCAAACTGGTCTGTCTTAACCGAGAATACCGCCATAGAAAAAGATGTTTTCGAGGATAACTGGAAATTCTACCTCCTTGCCAGACAGATTTTGCTTAACAAGATTACGGCTACAATCGGCCTGACTCCTTCGCAGCGGGCAGATATCGAGGGTGCCAATGCGATTATCTATGCAATCTCCGATGATGGGATATTCTCATGGGTTGAGAAGAAGACACACAGG